CAAATGTCTGCCGTTCAGCTTTGAATTTATTATATCGTTTTTCGATCATATTTAAGTTATTATGTGTGTGAGCCTGAAAAAATCAGGGGTACACGCTAGTTAGTGGCAATTATCGGAACGACACTTCTTCGTAATAACATTTGGTTATATTTTGAAGGCTATTCCATCTATCAAAGTGCTTTTCAAGGTGTTCATCTGCTATCCATTTCATTCCAAATTTATCTGTTTCAAATTGCTTATAGTAGTCTTTCCATTTTTTCAGCATCTTATTAAACTTGGTGCAGTATTTGGTTGCGGTTGATTTTTTATTGGTAACAAAAACCACAGCACTATAATAGTCATCATACGAGCCACCATAATATCTAACCAAATAATAACTGCCACTAACAGCAGCTTGCAAAAATGCGGGTTTTAGTGGTTTATTGATGTTCTGTTCTTCGTTCATAATTTTGTTGTTAAATTTAAAATTTGTTCTTCGTAATCCCGCACTTCTGCAAGCTGCAAAACGTTATAACCAACCTTAAAAGACAGCCGTCCATTGTTCAGCGATTGCCTTGGCTATTCCAGGGTAAGTTTTTGAACGTAATTTTTGACGGTATTTTGAAGGTGGCAATTTCCAAATTTTATTTTCCCTACCTTTGACAATGTCGGTAGGTTTTAATTCGGGTAAGTTTTTAAGCCATAGCCATGTTTCTTTTGTTTCGCCGTGTCCAAATTGCCAAGGATGTATAGTTTGGCTTCTTTTGCCTATATATCTTTGCATTATAGTTTTCGGTTGTTCTAAAGCCACATGGTCACATACTTTACAGGCATCATCCCAGGCTTTTTTACAAAGCTCAATACCCTCAGTTCTTAAGTAACTATTCCAATACCATCTATTCCCGCACAAAGCGGTATAAGTGCAAGGCGGGTGCAATATTATCATGTCCCACTTTCGCAAATTAATAGCTTGAAATATGTCCATTTTTAAGTGAAATTCTGGTATAATTCCTGAACAATCCTGCAAATCACATGAATAAGCATTATAACCTCTAAATCTTAATTCCTGTGTAATTGCCTGGCTTTCTTCAAACCCGACAAGAATAAAAGGCTGGTTATAACACGGTATATAATTCATGCCGGGTTTGGTGGTATTTTGTAAGTCTGTATCTCGTATCATCATTTGTAAGTTTTGAAAGTGAAGTGCCTCGTATTCCGGCACGAAATCATATACCCATCGTTAGCTGCAAGCACTACATTTATGCTTCGATTATAGTTTTGTGGATATTTGACCATAATTAAATATTTTTTTGCCCACCCGCTTTTAAAACAAACATTGCAATATGTCTTCCAGTTCCTTTACCAGCAGATCCGTCCTCAGTAGCCAACCATTTCAAATCGCCTAAGTTTCGTACCTCTCCATGTTCACCCAAAATTGATTTTAACAACATAAGTACCCATTTATCAATCGGATAAACCATAACCACAGTTTTACCTTTTTGCCATTCAATTATTGCCTTTCGCACCCATGCAGTCATGCCTTTCTTTTTACCCTCATGTATAATAGATCCAAAAGGCGGGTTAACGTAGTTTGATTTTCCCCACTCACACGTTAAACCGTCAAATCCTTCTGGTAAAGGAAACGGGCAGGGGTCAAAGTCAAAATTAAATTCATCGTTCAATTGTTTATAAACTTCTGTTGGTGTAAGCCAGTAGTGTTTTCCATTAGCCCTATTTCCCTGATGGAACTTGTTTTCTTTTGGATCTAAATTTTTTGCCATCTCTAAAAAATATTTAATTATTACTTTTTTGTTTCAATTTAAGTTCCTACTAAATTTACCGTGCCAGCAGCTAACACATAATATAAAAAATTGGCTATCAGCGTTTATGATAACTTGAAAGTGACCACCAAGCCAACTTTTCATATTACCACCGTTATGGTGGTATAAAGTAAATGAAATATCATCACATAAATTCTATAAGTTGCGATTCAATCTCCGCAGACGTACATCCGATCTCCTCAATGACCTTATCCAGAAACCTCTGATAGAATGCCTCAAAATCATCTTGCTCCATACTATCAAAACTGATCGAGTCAGGTTCGTAATACACCCCTTTCGGAGTCTGATAAGCTGTATAATATCCCGCCTTGATAGTCAGGTAGTGCCGATATGCTTTCTCGGACATATCGAGACGGGAATTCTGGTATGCAATATTAAACAAGGCAAAGAACTTCTTATGAAAACCCAAGTTACGGGGAAGAGTAATCTTCGCCAGATAATCCTTGCCAAGTTTCAACTTACGTTTCTCATCATGATCCATCGGGTAAAGAGGGATCAGTCCGGTAAGTGTATTTCGCAGATATATTTCCATTTAAAACGGCATTTCAGGATCAGGGATATTTTCCGGTACATACGAGGGATCACTGTCCGCACCAGGTAGTTCATTGGTGTCCGACATGGCACTTGTTTGTGTCTTTCCTTTTTCCGGTTCTTCTTTCTTCCCTCCGGCAAAATGTAGTGCAGAACCATTGATCTCAGTGATATATACCGTTTGTCCTTCTTTGTTTTCATAACTCCGGTAATTGATCTCACCTTCAATGATAATCGAATTTCCCTTTTTAACGTACTTTTCTGCGAGTTCAGCGAGTTTTCCCCATAGAACTATATTGTGCCATGCCGTCTCAGTGATCTTCTCTCCTGACGCATTAGAATACGTTTTATTGGTAGCCAAAGAGAACTTAGCTACTATCTTGCCCGATTCGAGTCTTTTGACTTCCGGGTCTTTCCCGCAATTTCCATAAAGTATTACGCGATTCATACAAATTGTCCTTTCTTAATAGTATGAGTATTTATGATAGTTATTTAATAGTTCTTTTACCTGTAAGATAACAACCCTTAATCGTTGCTCAAATATTGCGAATAATTCAGGCTCGGGATAAACCCGAATGATAAACGGCTTCATTCCCTCTGCAAAACTCATAAAATCACAGAACTTTAGTCCTGAGACAAATAACTGCCCCTGCACCTGATAACGATATTCCGCAGGGAGTTTATTTGCCATAATATATTCCATGTGTGTCCGCATCAAAGGACATTTTATCTCAAGGAGACCGTCCTCAATCATACCGTCAGGACTAATCCCGATCCATTCTTCAAACTCATCATCTTCATCACGGGTAATGAATCCCGCAGTCTTAACAATATTGCCGGTAATATCCTCATATACTTCCCTTGCCACCGGCTCCAACTCCAGAGCCTTCTCCATAAGGGCATTAGAATACGTCTCTTCTGCCCTGTGAGTGATTATCTCGCAAGCAATGTTCGTTAGCAGGTCTTTATATGTGTCAGTCGTCTCCTTCGCCACAAGTGCCTTAAAACGTGTCCCTGTCACACGCCCGCAACGTATCTCATGCCATGCTTCGGAATGCTGATCAATGTTATGTATAATCATGATTCTAGGGTCTTGTCCATTTCATTCATCAACTCGAATAATACCCACGCATAAGTAGGTAAGTCCTCCAGAGGCATACGTCCACCGCAAACCAAATCTTTTGCATAACTGACAGCCATAGCTGAATAACGTGCTTTCTCTTTTCCGAGTGCCTTGCCGAAATTACTCTGCCGTGCCTGTGTCGGAGGTTTGATAACAGTATATTCCTTCACATTACCATCTTTGTCAGTGTAGGTCTTTGTCTCCTCCGTAAACTCTGCCTCCTCACCGGGTACAAACTTCTTTTGGTCTTTGTACTTTGAATTGTAAACGGCAACCGTATCATCATACTTGACACTGAAGGAATACAATTTGCCAAACTTGGAATCAAATTCTTTTCGAAATTTTACTTCTGTGATTACTGCTTTCATATTTTTGGGGTTTTATGTTTGTTATAATCTTTACAGATAATAGCTATTGATTCAAATAGATCATCTTTAGCTTTATCCATTTCTTTGAATGCCTGATCTAATCCAATATTATCATACTTATCAGCCAATTCTCTTTTTATTAATTCAATTTCCATCTGATTGATCAGTTTTAACATCTGTTCCATTATTGAGGAAAGATTAGCACAATGTAAACCTCCCCATAATTTATCATCCTCTGTAAAATACTGTTCTTGTATTTCACGGAATTCTTGTAATTGATATTCTGTTTCAAAGATCATATTTTTGGGGTTTTAAACAAATTCTCCACACTCAGGACAGATACCAATATCCGAAAATGAAGCATCTCCATTGCCCCCTCTCATATCCGCACCACAACAGGGTGAATAACACTTACAATCTTCCAATTCAAGTCCGCAGTCTTCACAGACTTCTTTTGCATCTTCATCCCGAATGTATAACTGTTCTT